AGTTTTCAGCGATTTGCTCACCGATTGATTTAGTAGATACTTTAGCAGCACTCTTGCGAGATACTTCTTCAGCTTGTCTATCCATTTCATCTTTTACTGCTTTGATTTCAGCCTTAACTGAATCAATACTTTTTTCTACCATCGTAGACACTTCGTTTTTTACGCTTAATAAAGCGTTAGCATTTGCATCAAACTTTGCGTTGATGTCATTTGCTAAATTTTTAATTTCTTCCATCTTTTTAAAGATTTAATAGGTTTCTAAATTGTTTTATTTCTTGTATCTTATTGTCCTCTTTCGGCTCGGTTTCTTCAGGAGTAACAATAGTCGGCTCTTCAGATTTAACAAGTGAAATAAGTTTTAATAATTCAAATTCAATAAGACCGAATGTTTCATCTGTGTAAGTACCATTTTTAATAGCCTTAACTAAAGTCTTAATTCTGTCTTCTCTTTCTTCTACTGATTTAAAGCCAGTAAAAGGTGTATTAGGGTTTGCACCAAAAGTAACTGCTGAACCTTCCCAAAGTTTAACCTCGTAGATTGCATCAATTTCTTCGCCCATATCTGTGTTTTCTTGTGATTTTATTACTTGGTAACCAATAGAGTGTTGAGTTATTACACCATCTCTATAAAGTTTTAAAGCATCTTGTCCCCAAGTAGTATCGGTCATTTTAGCTTCAAAATATAAACCAAAGTTATCTTCTCTTAAAACCATTAGTTTTCCCAAAGGCTTATAAGTGTCGTGTTGCCATAAGTAAGCAATTTCGGGCTTTGATGAATCTGGGCCTCTTTCTGCGATTGTCTTTGTGAATGCTCCTGGCATTATAACATCCCCATCTAAATCAATAGAATTGAATTGAGAGAAATAACCTGTAACTACACCTGTTGCTACATCAAGGTCTTTAATAGTAGCATCGTAATTTTTGAAACTTATATTCTTCATAAGCGATTAATTTTATAGTGTTTAAAAAAGAGTGGATGTTTTACCACCCACCCTAAAACCAAAACACCAAACTATGATAGTACAAAGATACTAACTTTTTTAGCAATTATTTATAAATGATATTATTTTCCTTATCTAACTTTGCTTTAGTAAGCATCGTGCATTTGCAATTAGCGTTATTTTCTATCCCACCTGCAGGGTCGCCTGGATGTTTCATCATTCTACCATCAGCGTTAAACTTCTTATCCAAGTCAATAGTCTTCCCACTTAAAGCTATGTGCCAATCTCTCGGCATCTTTGGATGGTCGTGCAACCAAGTCTTTTCCATTTCAATAGGTAGTATTTCCGATTGAGTAAATTTAGCAGCGTTAGTAATCATTACTGATTCCGTTCTTGCTATTAACCTTGCTCTTGTTTTGGACATCCCTACTTCCTTAATTAATCTTTTTTCTGCGCCTCTAAAGCCTTCGTTATTATCTAATGCTCTTTGAAATGCTTCTTGTATTCTTTTAAGACTTGTATCGTTAATATCTTTAATGTGTTGTCCGCCTATTGTGTTAAAGTAATCTTTTAAAGCTGCATCCATAATAGGATTTTCAAAGCCTACTCCTATTGTTGCTTCGGGAGGTAAGTTAGCCTTAAGCCATTTAACATAACCTCTCGATTGTTTGCTCCAAGCAGTATTATAAAAAGTTTGCATAGCCGTTGAAATAGGTACACCTGTGTAAAGCATCCCTGCAATAGAGTTAGTAAACGCAACCGATTCCGATTCGTTTAAAGCATCTATGATAGGTTGTATAGATTGTTTTAAAGCCTTAGAGAACAAACGATAGCCGTAAGTTTCCAAATACTTTTGTAGGTTAGTGTCAAATTCTTCTTGTGTCATTATAACGCTTTATCCGCCATTCCTAATTCATCAAGATAAGTTAAGTTTGTAGGAACTAAAATTCTGTCCATATCTTCTTCATCTATTCTATCGTAATTCATAGCATCTCTTTTTTCGTTAGGAGTAATCCACCAAGATTCCTTCATTTGAGAAACGATTTTCTCCATATCCTTTTGCATTTCAGGGAATGCTTGTGCATCGTAATCTATGTAGTATTCTTTACCATCTCTTAAAGAGTAGTATAAAGCAACCTCGTTAAACATACCTCTAATCATATTTAAGATAGGAATAATAGTGTTTGTTACCAAACCTTTATAAGCCATTTCCTTATTGTTATATGAAGCAGAATCAGTAGCCATTAAAATAGGGTCTACTCCAAACACTCTACATAAAGTATCTCTATCCGCTCCGATTGATTTAATAATCTCTAAATCCGCAGGACTCATTCCGATTTGCTTATAATCTACAATTCCGTTAGTAGCTACTATTCTCTTGTAATTATCCGCACCTGTTAACTTGCTGTCAATTTGTTGGTTAATCTTGCTTATTTGCTCCCCGTCAAGCATAGCGTCCTTATCCCCACTAAATAATAAACCTGCTGCACCACCATTAATAAATGCTTTAGCTTTTGCTCTTGTACCTTCGTTAGAACTTGAAACAGTTTCCCAAGCAGCCATCAAAGGGCTCATTCCATATAATTGATTACCACTAACATTATAATCAGGGTTAAAGAACTTAATATGGTTTACTTCGTTTACTTTAAACTCAATCTCTTGGTTTCCTATTTGTAGCTTATAAGCACTAATTGGCTCAAATGTTCCACTTCCTATAATTTGTGTAAATTGTGATGGTAAAGGGTATAATTTTGTTGGTACTCCTTTGTTTCGACCTACTTCAGGCATAAACTTATAAGAGTAAGCGTTACCAGTAATCTCTAAGAATGAAACTAAAGATTCGATATACTCTTGTTGGCTTTGCATTTCATTTGGTCTTGCAATTAGCTTATTCAAGTCAGTGCCTTCTACTTCGGTTAATCCCTTTTTAATTAGGTTTACAGGGTTATTCTTTATTCTATTAAAACTCTTTTTGTTGTCTATCTCGTAAACATAAAAAGGAACTGAAGCTGCTTTCTTAGCAATCATATTAATAATTGCAAATACATCGGGATTGCCTTGATAGCCATTCCTTACATACGCTCTTGGATTGTTAGGTATGTTAAAGAATATTCCGTTAAAATAAGAGAATAAAGATTGATTGTATTTGTTACCTGCATCTGAACCTTGAGAAGGTAGTATAGCAGCTTTAATTCTTTGTATGAGATTCATAAGCAATTATTTTTACAAATTTACGATAAATTTAGATAACTTTTACATTACAACAAAGTCAAACTTCTTAAGTTCGAACCACATCCGCATCATTAAAGCATCACTTATATCGGGAGACCTACCTAAATGTTCTTTAACTTTGTCTTTAGGAAGCACCGCAAGTTTACCATCCTTATCAGCATTGTGTCTTTGAACCCACTCTAACTCTTCGGTTAATTCCTTTTTAATTGTTACATCTTCACTCATTACCCAAACTCCAGCTTGATTAATTAGTTCAGCTAATTTGTAGTAACACTCCGACTTTAAGTTAATATAGTTTCCTGTTAATGCTTTGCTATTGTTAACAAATCCTCGGCTACCTGTGATTTGGTCGCAGCATCCTCCGCCCACCCCATCTTCATCGATAACAATCTGTGAATTAGGAATTGAATGTTTTTTACTTAAATGTTTAATGTAAGCACTTACTTCGGTTGTTGACTTTTGCGATAGCTTATGTATCTCGGTAACCCTAAATCCACTCCAAACCATAATAAGTGTATTATCTTTACCAAAACGAGCAATATCGGCTGAAATATAACCTTTACCATTTGGAATATGCTCATTAGTAAACATATCAATAATCTTATCGTAACCGATTAAAGCGTTGTCGTTGTCATCGTATTCCCAGTTGCCATAAAGTAACCGTTCCCTACTTTGATTATCCAAAGTCTTTAAAGATTCAATATAGTGCTTTGAAATATATGGATTGTCAATAGCTAACGCTTGAATAAATGCTTTGTTATCTTCTAATTTGTTTTCTTTGCTTGGTTTATAGAAGTTATTGTAAACCCATCCTTTTGCAGGGTTACAAGTTCCAAGTATTTTAGGAATCAAATTAAATTCATCAAGTTTATATCTTATTCGAGATTTAAGAATATTCCAAGCCTTTTCAGTTACCTGGTTGCATTCGTCTACAAATATAAAGCTGACCTCAAGGCTGCCCAATTCGTCAAAATTAATATCTGAAGGGTATTGAAACAGGTCTTTTAATAAAATAGTCGAACCATTTTGAAAGGTAATAATATTACTTTGAGCGTTGAACTGATAGTGAATGCCTGACTTTAAACCTTGCATCCTTGCTACATCGTAAAAAGAATTAAGAGTAGTTTCTTTTAGTGTCTTTAACACCGCTCTACCTATTAAGGCTCTTGTACCTGGATATTTTAAACAAGACTTAAGAATCCAATAAACACCAAGTGCAGTCTTCCCACTTCCAGCACCGCCACCATAGATAATCTCTTTGGTCTTATTGTCTTCGATTAAATCAATCGCTTGAGTCTGCTTTTCCGATAGGTGCATAGGTTTTTATTTCTTCAAATACTATTTTGGCTTGGATTGGATTGTTTGCATCCCCTTCTAAAGTTGTTCTTGCTAATTTTGGTCTTGCGTATTCAAGTAAAGTTAAATATGATTGCACAAAGTCTTTGCCCTCTAAAGAGTTAAGTTCTTGGTTAAATCGTTCTGTACCTTCTTCAATTATTATATTGACAAAGTTGTCTATTAATAATCTTTTTTGGCTTACTGCACCTTGTGGTCTGCCATTCGGATTTCCGCTTTTGCCTTTTTCAAACATTTGTTACTTTTTGTTATTTACAACAAAGGTAGCTATTTTATTACATTTTTAGAAAGTTCGTATTCCTTTCGTAAGTAGTTAATCTTTTGCGTAAGTACATCTATAAAAGAATTGGTACTAAATCTAATATTCTTTACTTCTGCTAATCTTGTTTCAAACTTACCCTCTATAACTCGGTAAGGCTCGGACATTATAATAGCTTGTTTCTCTTTGTTGCCTTGCGTACCTTCGCCTTCTACAAATAACCTTGCTTCTTCTATCTTCCTGGTAGTGTAAGCATCAATATATCCTTTGTGAATTTCTGCTTCCATTTCATTTAAAAGAAATAAATAACCAGCTAACTTTAAATTAGAGTTTATTAAATCTTCTATTGCATTGGTCCTGTTAGCTTTGATTATTTCAGCTTTAATTTTGTCTATCATAGTGCAGCTACTTTAGCAGTGTAAACATCTATTAAATCTTGATAATCTGCCTTGCCCATTTTCTTTGTTTGATGCCTTTTGTGTTCAAGAAAATCCATCCCACCTTTGCCAATTTCTTTTTCCAGTCTTTTATAATATTCGATATAATTGCCTTTTTGAGCAATATTGCATCCGTAGCACTGTGGACGGCAATTTTGTTCATCATATCTCAAACTTAAAATACCTCTTGAGTAGAAGTGACCGTTCTGTATTTTCTTGTAAGGCATTACCTTATCGCAAGTAAAACATTTGACATCTAAATTCTCATCAGCGTACTTTAAACGAATATAAGTTGAAAATATAGTATCCAGTTTTTTCTTTAAGATTGTTGTACTCATTTTTTTGGTCTTTTAAATTTAATTAAACTTAATAACCATAAAGGTAATATAAATGGTGCAATAATAATTGAAGGCAATATGCTACCTAATACATCAGCTAATGTAAATTCATCTTTAGATTCAAACCTTCCAGGATTCTTAATAAGATAATATACTCCCAAAATTGTACTTGCAATCCAATAAATAATTAATAGTGTCATTTTAATAGGATTTTAGTGTAAAACAATTCAAACACTACTCCCCAAATAATAGAAAATAGAACTATATCAAAATAGCCAAAAATAGGTTTGTAAGTTACAATAGCTAAAGAAATAAAGAGTAACATTAAGGCTTTAAATAAATGCCACCCATCCGTTAAAAACGAAAGCATAGTAGAAGATAGAAAAAACTTCTCGCCATTTTCTTTCTCGCCCCAAGACCATTTGTTTCGCCAACTAATATTCCAATCCCAAAATTGCCTATTCTTAAGGTTTCCAAATATAGAAACATAATACCTGGTAGATAGAACATCCATTACCGAGTTACAAATTGCTGCTAATATTATAAAGATTATTGTCATAAGTTGTCATTAAAGTCACTAAATTACATTATTTATCCCTTTTAAAGGTTATTTGTAGTCAGGACAGTTCCGAGCTGCATCTCTCCTACCAATAGAAGGCGTTACCTTACGCTACCTGACTATTTGCGTTCTATTAAAAATGGAAGTTATTGCGCCTATACCATTTCGTTTCCACCATTGCGCCTATTTTTCTTGCTTTGCGCCTATTTTTTCCACTACAAAGATAAAATTAGATATTATTTTCCAAAGTCAATCTAAAGCCTTACATTTTTCTTTTGTTTGTCATATTATATCTTTACCTGCAATTATTTTAAATCTTAACCAAATTCTAAATTTAGCAAGTAATAAAAATATAGGATAATCAGTATAATCAGCACAAATCTTTATACCATAACAAGTTCCACTTAAACCTTCTTTAAATGAATAACCTTCA